CCACAACCGAATAGGCCCGGAAAGCGGGCAACCCCGGCAAGCCGACCCTACCGGCCGCCGGGGCACCACTTGATCACGAGAGAGACGGAACCTCACTCATGACCCGTCGGAACCTTATCGCCCCCGGCCAGGGGGCCGAAGCGCGCGTAGCCGAGCTTCACCGGCTGTGCGACGCGGACTACGCCAAGGGACAGAGCCAGCGCGCCGTCCCGAACCTCTCCTACTCCTACGCCGCGGCCTCCCTCGCCACGGTCGGGACGGTGACCGAACGGAGCGACCTCGACGTCGCCATCCGCGTCGCGCAGAAGATGCTCACCGTCTACGGCAACGTCGACAGCAGCGACATCTTCGCCTACGCCCAGGCCCACGGTGCCCTCACCGAATCCCTCCGCATCATCCTGCGCGCCCTCGGCGCCGAGGGCGGTGAGCAGGCGTGACCACCTCCTACGACCCGCTACACGGCCCCGACGACGAGGCACCGTTCCCGACGTCCCTCGACGGCGAGCTGAAGCTCACCCGCCAGTACCTCAACAAGGTCGCCACCGCCAACATCCACGACCACACTGCGATGCTGAAGGTCGCGACCGGCCTCAACTACCGGATCCGCTCCCTCATCGCCGCCCTCGACGCCGAGCGAGGTGAGGGCCAGTGAGCCGCCCCAACGCCCGCGACGGCCTCGCCGTCGGCGCCGCAGTCGTCACCGTCCTGCTCACCGCCGCTGCGTTCTGGTTGTCCTACGAACACCTTCACGACATCGCCAGCGGCAACGGACTCGGCGGCGCCCGCGCCTGGGCCTGGCCCGCGACCGTCGACCTGTTCATCGTCGCCGGGGAGCTGCTCATGCTCCGGGCGTCACTCGGCCGGCGCGGCATGGACTGGTGGGCCGTCGCCCTCGCCGCCTTCGGATCCCTCGGCTCCATCGCCCTCAACGTGGCTGGGGTCGGGTACGGGGCGGCCCCCATGGAGTACGTCGTGGCCGCCGTACCACCCTCCGCGGCCCTCGTCGCGTTCGGCGCCCTCATGCGGCAGATCCATGAACGGCTGGCCCAGGACGCCCAGGACGCGCCCGCGTCCCCGGCCGTCCCGAGCGTCCCGCCCGCCCGTGAGGTCGTCCCGCCCGGCGTCCGCCTCCTGCCGATCACGGCCCGGCCACAGCCCACCGTGACCCTCGAACGCGAGGACGCGCGGGACGCCACCGGGACGCCCGAACTCCCGCCCGGGACAGACCAGGACGCCGAGGACGCCGACGACGGGCCGCGTCCCGAGCCGCCTCTCATGACGACCGCCCAGGTCGCCGAGCACTACGGCGTCGACCCGTCCACCGTCCGCAACTGGGTGGCGTCAGGACGCCTGCTCGTCTTCACCAAGGACGGCAGGGGACGCAACCTCTTCCACCGCGAGCAGATGAACGCGCCCTACGTGGGGGTGGGCTCATGATGCGCATCCTGTTCGGCGCCATCCTCGGCCTGCTCGTCACGTACCCGGCACTGCTCGCCATCCTGCTGAGCATCGCCTCCGTGGTCCTGATGCAGCCCGTCGTCCTCGCGTTCGCCGCCGGGGCCATCCTGTGGCCCCACCTAGCCCGCCGGGCCCGGAGGTGGACGTCGTGAGCGACCCGCTGACCAAGGCGGAAGTCGCGGTCACGGAGGCGGAGGCCAACACCGTCGCCGTACAGCTGGCGCTCGCCGCCGTCGAGCTCGCCAAGGCCGCTACTGCCCAGCAGCAGGCGCCCGCTCAGCAGCCCCCTCCCGTCTCGCCGTTCGACTCCCGGAAGTGGCTCACCATCGGCGGCCTCTGCATCGCGGGAGGCCTCGTCGGCGCCCTGTTCGCCGTCGCCGTCGCCATCGGCGCCGTATCCGTCGCGATCCTCGCCCTCGTCCTGCGCTCCATCTGGCGCGACATCCAGCGCAAGGGCTGACAGTCCCTCCGTCCCCCGCGGCCCGTCCGTGGGGGTGCGGAGGAGCCGGACAGTCCGGCCCGCAACCCGAGGAGAGAGACCGTGAACCGAGAAGAGCGCCTGACCATGGCCAACACCGCGATGGACAAGGCCACCCAGCTCGCCCGCGACGCCGAATTCCACGCCCGCAGCCACGAATCCCGCCAGAGGACGCAGCCCCTCGCCGCCGCCGGCGCCCTGTGGGTGGACATCGCCCGCGCCCACGCCGACATCGCCACCCTGCTGCCCGAGACGGAGGACACCGATGTCTGAGCCGAAGGTGAAGCTCACGCTCTGGGAGAAGGCCCGCATCGTCGCCATCGAGGCGCACGGCGTGAAGCGGGCCGCCGCTGGCATCGAGAACCAGCCCGACATCGACAAGCGCGTCGAGCGCGTCCGCGAGCAGGCCCGCAAGAGGGCCGCGCGCAGCGAGTAGCTCCACCCCGGGGACGGCTGTTCACCGCCAAGCAGACCGCCGTCCCCGGGCATCCCAGCCCCAGCAAGAGGCAGGAAGCCACCAGCATGACCGACATCCTGATCAAGCCGCTACAGGACGCCCCCCAGGACGCCGAACCCATCCTCCAGGACGCCCAGGACGCCGCCGAGGACGTTGAGGCGGTCGACCGTCCCGACAACCCGCTCGCGGACTGGCTCACCGTCCCCGACTCCCCGATCCTGCCCGCCTGGGCCCGCAACTGGGCCTCCGTCCGCGCCAACAGCGGCGCCTTCGCCAAGGTCACTTGGTGGCACACCCGCTACCACGGCCTCCGCAGCCCCAAGTACGCCGTGAAGATCGCCGGATACTCGACGCGCGGCGCCTTCCGGGGCGGGCGCCGCCTGTGGCCCGTCCTCGCCGCCCAGGACCACACCCGCGCCGTCAAAGCCCTCGCCGCCCAGTCCAAGGCCAAGCCCGAGGACGAGGCGCTCGCCCTGCGCTACCAGGTCGCCCACCGCGACCGCACCCTCGCCCGCCGCTGGCGGTGGGGTGCTGCCCTCGGCCTGGCGGCCGCCGCGTCCGTCGCCCTCAACTACGCCAGCCTCGGCCTGCAGCTCGCCGCCAGCTGCATGATGTGCGGCGGCCTCTCCGCGATCGGCTGGTCCGACGAGGCGCAGATCCTCGACCACGGCACCCCGCCCCTGCGGATCGCCATGGACTCCCAGCAGCTCAACGACGCCCTGCGCGCCACCAGCCTGCTCAAGCAGGGCAAGGGCGACGACGAAGGACCCAAGGTCAACTGCGTCATGGGCCCGCTCCGTGACGGCAACGGGTGGGCCGTCGTGTTCGACCTGCCCCGGGGCGGCGGCAAGACCGCAGCTGACGTCCTCGCCAAGCGCACCGCCATCGCAGCCGAGCTCGGCGTCGACGAGATCCAGGTCATCATGAGCCGCGTCCGCGCAGCCCACGGCGGCAACGCGGGCCGCGTGTCCATGTGGGTCGCCGACGACGACCCCTACCTCGCCCCGCCCACCACCTCGCCGCTGGAAGCCCTGGACACCTTCTCCATCTGGGACCCCGTGCCCTTCGGCCAGGACGCCCGCGGCAACCGCGTCGCCATCCCCATCGTGTGGCAGTCCATGTTCTTCGGCGGCCTGCCCCGGCGCGGCAAGACGTTCAGCCAGCGCCTGCTCACCGCCGCCGGCCTCCTGGACGCCTACGTGCGGCACTACGTCGCCGACTTCAAGGGCGGCCAGGACTGGATCCAGATGCGGCAGGTCGCCCACCGGCTCGTCCTCGGCGCCGAAGAGGACGCCATCGAAGCCTTCAAAACCATGCTCAAGGAGCTCCTGGCCGAGATGGAGCGCCGTTTCGCCGTCCTGCGCGGCCTGCCCACCTCGATCTGCCCCGAGGGCAAGCTCACCCCCGAGATCGTCAAGCGCTACAACATGCCGTTCATCCTGTTCACCGTCGACGAGCTGCAGGAAGCGTTCCTCGCCGTCGACGACCAGGAGCGCGAAGAGATCATCAACGACATGGCGCGCATCGCCCGGCGCGGCCCCGCCGCCGGCTTCGTCTCCAACTACGCCTCGCAGCGCCCCGACGCCAAGTCCGTGCCCACCAAGCTCCGCGAGATCATCACCATCCGCTACTCGACGCAGGTCACCGACCAGACCAGTTCCGACATGGTCCTCGGCAAGGGCAAGGCCGCCCAGGGCGCCGACGCGTCCGTCCTATCCGAAGACCACCTCGGCGTCGGTGTCCTCGTCACCGGCCCGGCCTCCTTCGTCACCGTCAAGGCCGACAAGCTCGAGACCGCCGCCTTCAACTCCATGTGCTCCAAGGGCCGCACCCTGCGCGAGCAGGCCGGACAGCTCACCGGCGAGGCCGCCAATGACCCCAGCGCGATCGCCGAGGCGTCCGGCGTCACCGTCAGCCCCGTTCTGTCCGACTGCCTCGCCGTCATGCGGCACAGCGTGAAGATGCACACCGTCGACCTGCTCGCCCGCCTGGAGAACCTCGACGAGGACTATGGCGACTGGGACGCCGAACGCCTCGCCAAGGAGCTCGACGACGCTGGCGTGAAGCGCACCACCAAGCAGGTCAACATCGGCGGCAAGAACCTCGCCGGATACCGCCGCGAAGACCTCGAAGCCGCCATGCCCGCCGAGCTCCTCAACGCCCGGTAGAGGGGGAGGGCACTACAAGCCCCACTACGAGACCCCCTCTTGGCCACCCCTACCCGGCGAGTGGATCTAGAGGGGGGTCTCTACGGCCATAGACCCCCCAGTAGAGGCCCCTGAGCAGGCAAGTAGTGGGGATAGAGGGGGTACGCGATCACCCGGGGAAAGCGTCCAAGGCGGCATCATGGAGGCATGCAGTCGCAGATCATCCGCCCCGGCCACCTCACCGCCGAGCAGACCCGCAGAGTCCTCGGCGTCAGCGCCGGCGCCCTGCGCAACCTCGTCTACCGAGGCCAGCTCACCCGCTCCGGCGGCACCGAACGGCACCCCTACTACGCCGTCCCCGACGTCACCGCCCTCCTCGTGAAACGACAGGAACGCGCCGCTGCTTGACCGCAGGTCAGACCCTGTGTGACGATCCGCGTGTACAACTGTGCCCTCAACCGGCACCACAGACGCACACGAAGCCCCGGCGGCCCCGAGCCCCCGGGGCTTCGTCGTGCTCCGCGTCCGCCGCCTGGCGAGGGGTATGGAGATCCTCCACCGCGCTTGGACACGGGCCACGGTGAGCGCTGCGACCAGGCGGCGGACATCATCCCGCAGGTCACAGGACAGCCACACCGTTCCCACGACGCCCTCCAACGGCGCATGATGCCCTCTCAACATCCGCAGCCCTTGGGGGGACCATGGCCAGCTACAGCGACGTGCAGAAAGCCGTAAGAGTCGAGAAGTTCAGGATCTGGTTCGCGTGGGCGTGTGGTGGCTGGGTCGGCCTGGGCGTCGCCCTCGCTACCCAGCACGTCCACATCGTCAGCGTCGTCACGCAGGTGCTGTTCGTCGGGCTGGGGGCGCTGTCCACCATCGCCGCGGTGCGGATGTCCAACGCCCTCAACCGCAAGGCCGAAGCCGCCCGCAAGGAAGTCCTCGGCGACGTGTAGTCGGAGGTGGCGCCCGTGGCCGGTATCCGCAACGGGCGCCCGTACCGCCGTCTCGTCGCCGCACAGAAGGCCCTCGGCCTGCCCTGCTGGATCTGCGGCCACAACATCCCAGCGAACGTCGACGGCCGGCGCCACCCGCTCGCCTTCACCCTCGACCACGAGATGCCACTGTCCAAGGGCGGCAGCCTCCTCGACCCCGCCAACGCGCGCTCAGCACACCGGCGGTGCAACAGCAGCAGGGGCAACCGCACGGCGCCCCGGCAGCCGGTACGGTCCTCACGGAGGTGGTGAGCATGGACGGTCTGGTGCAGTGGTACGACGCGCAGCTCGACGAGGACGAGCGGATCGCGCAGAGGGCAGGTGACACCTTCCGGCAGATCGGCGAGACCGGCGTCATCGTCGCCACCGAAGGCGACCGCGCAGAAGAGTGCGCCTCCGCCAACTGGGCAGGCATCGCCGAGCACATCGTGCGCCATGATCCGGCTCGGGTGCTGCGCGAGATCGACGCCAAGCGGCGGCTCCTCGATCTGCATGCCCGTGCACACCACCAGTGCGTGGCCGAGGACGGTCCGACTCAGTGGCACGTTAAGGACCCCTGCGCCACGCTGCGCCTGCTCGCCCTGCCCTACGCCGACCGACCCGGCTACCGCGAGGAGTGGGCGCCGACCGGGAGGTGACGCGCCGTGCTGGTCGTCGTCACCGGCCCGCCGCAGCACCGAGCCTCACGGAGGTAGTGACCATGGCGTCCGGCAACACCACGGGGATCGTCCAGTGCCCCGAGTGCAAGGAACCCGTGACGTACCCGGTCCGCGTCCGCCACCTCAGCACGACCAAGATCGGCGTATCCATCGACCCCGCCCCGATCCGCGACCACCTGGCCACCCACGAGGCACGCTTCACCTTGGAGCTACCGCCGACCGCGAGGTGACGCCGCGTGCTGATCGTGGTCACCGGCCCGCCAGCCGCGGGCAAGAGCAGCCGCGCAACCGCACGACGACCCGGCCGAAGGCGGCACCGCAGCGAGCCTCACGGAGGTGGTAACCATGCCCAGCCTGATGGATGCCGCAGCCCTGCGCCGCCTTGCTGACGCCCTCGACCGCATGGCCGAGACCGCCACGCAGACCGGCGTCACCCTCTGCGCTTACGGCACGGACCACATCGAGATCGACGGCATCACGCTGGCCCTCCAGAGTGCGCGTGATGGCGACAGCGTCCGGTACGTCGTCGACCTCGCGTACACCTGACCGTGCTGATCGTGGTCACCGGACCGCCGGCCGCAGGCAAGAGCAGCTGGATCAAGGCGCACGCCAAGGCCAACGACATCGTCATCGACCTCGACCTGATGGCACTGGCCATGGCCGGCCCCGGCGCTGACCACCACGCGCACGGTGAGGTGCTGACCAAGGTGGTGCACCGCGCCCGCTACGCAGCCATCGACGAGGCGTGCCAGCACCTCGACAAGGTCGACGTGTACGTCATCCACACACAGCCCAGCGCGAAGGCGCGAGCGAAGTACAAAAGGCTTGAGGCCCGCATCGTGACCGTCGACCCAGGCAGGGACATCGTCATGCAGCGGGTCAAGGCCATGCGACAGCCAGAGATGGAACGGGTCGTCACCCGCTGGTACAACGCCCGGCGCGGACAGCCGCGCGCCGCGATGCCGCAGGCGTCACGCCGATGGTGATCACGATCGGCGAGCCGGGCCTCACCCATTTTTAAGAGCCTTCCCGGGCGACCCAAACGCCCTTCTCGCCCGATTTTTTGCGCGGCGATTTTGAAAGATCAATCCGCGCGAACTCGGTTCGACCGTTTTAGCGGCCGTCACGCTCCGTGACCGCGCTATTTCCGCGAACCGGGTTCGAGTGAATTAGTGGAGGCGATCATGAGCGTCGCCGACGAGATCGACTCCGAGCTCGCCGATCTTCACGCGGCCGAGACGTCGCCCGGAATGGCGGCCGTCGCCCTCGACCTCGCGAACGCCATCGACGCCACGGACGCCGCCACCGCCAAGGCCGTCGCCGCCCGCGAGCTCCGCTCGATCATGTCCGACCTCCGCAAGCTGGCCCCCGTCGGGGAGAAGGGGGACACAGTCGATGACATTGCTGAGCAGCGAGCGAAGCGCCGCGCCGCCGCCCGCGCCCAGGACAGTGGCTGACGGGCCCCTGTACGGGTGGCAGGAGCCACCGATCCAGATCGCGCCGCCGTCGGTGTCGAGCGCGGGCCAGGAGGCCATCGACCTCGCGGCCAAGGCGGGCCTACAGCTGGACCCGTGGCAGCAGCACGTGCTGCGCATCGGCATGGGCGAGAAGCCCGACGGCTCATGGGCAGCCTTCGAGGCGGCAGTCAACGTCCCGCGCCAAAACGGCAAGGGGGGGATCATCGAGGCCCGCGAGCTCTGGGGCCTGTTCATCGGCGGCGAGCAGCTCATCCTGCACAGCGCGCACGAGTTCAAGACGGCGAAGAACGCGTTCAAGCGCATCGAGCGCCTGATCCGCGCATGCCCTGACCTGCACAAACGCGTGAAGGCGTACAGGTACACGGTCGGTGAGGAATCGATCGAGCTGCACACCGGGCAGATCCTGCGGTTCATTGCCCGCTCGAAGGGCAGCGGCCGCGGCTTCACCGGTGACTGCAACATCCTCGACGAGGACATGATCCTCGGCGACGAGGCGATGGACGCCCTGCTGCCGACGATGGCCGCGGTGGAGAACCCGCAGATCTGGTACCTCGGATCGGCGGGCATCGGTGCCCAGTCCGTGCAGCTGGGCCGTCTGCGGCGCCGAGCCCTGGCCGCGATCGAGGTCGGCGTCCCGGATCCATCGCTGGCCTACTTCGAGTGGTCCGCCAACCTGCACGTCGCCGAGTGCGCGAAGGACTGCGCCGAGCACGACGATCCTGCGTCCGACGAGACGGTCCTGAAGGCCAACCCGGCCGTCGGGTACCGGCTGACGCTGGAGAAGGTGGCCAACGAACGGTCAACGCTCAGCGCGGCTGGCTACGCCCGTGAGCGGCTCGGTGAGGGCGACTATCCGTCCGACGAGGCGGATACGTGGCAGGTCATCGGCGAGGACGCGTGGCGCGCGCTGGCGGCTGCCGAGTCGGTTCCAGGCGAGCGTGTGGTGTTCGCCATCGACATGACGCCCGAGCGCTCGCACGCGGCAATCGGCGTGGCGGGACCGTGGCGGGGTGGTACGCACGTCGAGGTGGTTGACCACCAGCCCGGCACGGCGTGGATCCTCGACCGCGCCGCAGCCCTCCACAAGAAGTGGAAGCCGCGGTGCTGGGTCGTCGACGCAGGCGGCCCCGCAGGCTCACTCATCCCGGCCCTCGAGGAACGCCTCGGTATCGAGGTGGTGCAGCCGAAGGTGCGCGAAGTGGCGCAGTCCTGCGGCCAGTTCTACGACGCGGTGACCGAGCAGACCCTGTCCCATCTTGACCAGGCGCCGCTGACAGCCGCTCTGGCGGGCGCGCAGAAGCGCCCGCTGGGCGACGCCTGGGCGTGGGCCCGGCGGATCGTCTCCGTGGACATCAGCCCGCTGGTGGCGGTGACGCTGGCCAAGTGGGGGCTGGGCGCCGAGGTCGAGGAAGACACGGACCCGCTCGACAACATCTGGTGAAAGGGGGTGCTCATGCCCGGCAAGGAACCGCTGGCGGTGCGCCTCGCGGCCCCGCTCGGGGCGGCCGTGGGCGCCGTGTGGCGCGTGTTTCCGGTCCTTCTGGGCTGGGCGCTGGTGTCCGTCGGGGCGTGGCTGGCATGGCCGCCCGCGGGCTTCCTGACCGCTGGTGGTCTGCTGCTGGCCGACCAGGTCGCCGACCGGCTCGCGATTCGTAGGAGGCCTGGGTGAGTTTCCTTCTCGGACGTGAGCGGCGTGCGGGGGCGATGTTTCCCAGCCCGCCGATTCCGCCGAACTCGCAAGCGGGCGGCATCGGCTCGAACTACGCCCGGGTGGACCTGTCGCGCACAGAAGCGTCCCTGCAGAAGGTCGCGGTCTGGTCGTGCGTGAACCTGGTGGCGACGATCGCCGAGACGATGCCGCTGCAGTACTTCCCGCGCCCGCGGGATCCGCAGCCGCTGCCTTCCTGGATGGCTGATCTCGGCGGTGACGGGCACGGCCTGCCGGACTGGCTGTACCAGTACGCGTATTCGATGATGCTCCGCGGCAACGGCTACGGCCTCGTCGGGGCGATGGACAGCCGGCGGGGCACGCCGACACAGATCGTCCTGCAGCATCCGGACCTGGTGCACCTGGTGCCCGACCAGGACGGCGCCCCGCACTGGTGGATGAACGGGCAGCAGGTCGACGCCGACAAGGTGTGGCACCGGCGGGTGCATCCGGCGCCCGGGCAGGTGCTGGGCCTGTCGCCGATCGCCCTGCAGGCCACCACGATCGCCACGGGCATCGCCGCCCTGCAGTTCGGCTACCAGTGGTTCAAGGAGGGGGGCCACCCCTCCGGAGTGCTGACCACAGACAACGAGCTGGACAAGAAGCAGGCGGATACGGCGAAGCAGAGGTTCATGGCCGCCATCCATGGCCGTCGAGAGCCTGCCGTTCTGGGCGGCGGCTGGAAGTACCAGCAGATCCAGATCGCGCCGAACGAGTCCCAGTTCCTGGAGACCAACGGCTTCACTTCGGCCGAGTGCTGCCGCATCTTCGGGCCTGGCTTCGCGGAAATCTTCGGATACGAGACGGGCGGCTCGCTGACCTACAGCAACATCGAGCAACGCTCCCTCGACCTGCTGACGTATGCCGTGGATCCGTGGCTGGTGCGCATCGAGCGGGCCCTGTCTGGGCTGCTGCCGCGCCCGCAGACCGTCCAGTTCAACCGGGCCGCGCTGGTCCGCACGGACCTGCTGACCCGCTTCAAGGCGCACGCGATCGCGCTGCAGAACCAGTTCGAGACCGTCAACCAGGTCCGGGACCACGAGGACTGGGCGCCCGTCGAGTGGGGAGACAAGCCCACCGCGCCGCCGCCGGATCCCGCCAAAGTCAGCCCGCTTGGAGGCCACTGATGACCGATAAGAGTGCGCGCGCCTCCGTCACGGGCATCGTGCGCCGCGCCTACCCCGTACACCTGGAAGCCCGAGCCAAGGACGGCGCCTCCGGTGTCTCCACCGTGTCCGGCTACGCCTCGGTCGTCGAGGAGCCCTACGAGATGTGGGACTTCCTCGGCTCCTACGCCGAGGTGGTCCGCACGGGCGCGTTCACGAAGA